ACAATATGGTAAAGGTTCAATTTTAGCGTCAGGTTTAATCATTGATGGTTTACATTACTTTAATCAAAACTTATGGTTAGCTTGTGATACTTTATTGGATAGAAGTATAACTTTAACAGGAACAAGAGAACAAGTTTTATTAAAAGAATATTGGTTATCAAGAGCGAAGAAATTTGCAAAGAATTACTTTAAAGGTGATATGAAGAAAATGGTTTATTGTTTAAAAGACGTCCATTTATTTTATAAGTGGGAAACCATCACTCGTCAATTTAAAGAAGTTAATTTTGGTGAAATTTTAGACAGACCTCAATATAAAGATATTAGTGACTTTGCGGCTCAAGCATGTTCTGGTGGAAGTTGTGAAATTACAAGTATCTAATGGTAGAAGGGGTAGATTATTACATAGATGGGAAGTCAGGACTTATGGTTCTGACTTCTCTTTTTTTGTTAAAGAGAGGGTACTGTTGTGGTAATGGATGTTCAGGATGTCCTTACTTACCTCCACATCAAAAAGGGAATACAAAAATAAAAGAAGATACATAACCATTTTCGTATTGTTTATATTTATTGAATATGGCAGCAACCTACGGAATAGATTTCCCATTTAGGGATAGTTTAGAAGGAAAGTTTTTAAAGATGACTGGTACTCCCGAAAGAGAGATTAGAGCGGATTTAATACACCTCCTATTGACAAAGAAGGGTAGTAGATATTTTTTACCCGATTTTGGTACTAGATTATATCAATACATCTTTGATCAAAATGATGCGGTTACGTTCGGTTTAATTGAGAGCGAAATTCGAGATTCTGTAAAAAAATATATCCCTAATTTGGATTTAACCTCAATAGTAGTTGTATCGGCGGAAGATGATCCAGACCAAACCGTGTCACCACAGGAAAATGAAGATAATAGACTTTTTAGGGTTTCAGGTCATTCTGAAAAACCACATACAGCTGTAGTTAAAATTGAATACACAGTAAATAACGGAGCATTCACGTCTTCGGATTTTATAATACTAAACATTTAAGATGAGTAAAAAAATATCATACGCAACAAGAGATTTTGCAGGTTTAAGAGAAGAGTTAGTAAATCTAACAACACAATATTATCCTGACTTGGTTAAAAATACCAACGACGCATCAATATTTTCAGTATTATTGGATTTAAATGCTGCGGTTGCAGATAACTTACACTTTCATATTGATAGAGTTTGGCAAGAAACAATGTTAGATTTTGCACAACAAAGACAATCGTTATTTCATATTGCAAAAACTTATGGTATGAAAATACCATGTAAAAGACCTTCAGTTGCTTTATGTGATTTCTCAATAAATGTTCCAGTTAGAGGGGATAAGGAAGATGATAGATATTTGGGTATTATGAGAGCGGGAACACAAGTATCAGGAGGAGGACAAATTTTTGAAACCGTAGAGGATGTAGATTTTTCAAATCCATTTAATAGTAAGGGAGAACCAAATAGATTAAAAATACCAAATTTTAATGCAAATAACTCATTAGTTTCCTATACAATTACAAAAAGAGAGGCCGTAGTAAATGGTGTCACAAGAATATATAGAAGAGTAATCACATCGTTAGACCAAAAGCCATTTTTAAAGTTATATTTACCTGAACAAGATGTATTAGGTGTTAGTAGTATTATACATAAAGACGGTACTAATTTTGGTGCTAATCCTACTTCAAATGAATTTAGTGATTTAACAAATAAATGGTATGAAGTTAAAAGTTTGGTACAGGATAAAGTTTTCGTACTAGACCCAACCGCAGTATCTGATAAAAACAATTTTAAAGCGGGAACAAATAGAACGGTTACAAATAAATTCGTAACTGAATATACACCAGAGGGATATTTTTCAGTTACATTCGGTTCAGGTAACGTTGACCCATTAGATAATTTAGATAGTTATATGAACGGTACTATGAAAGTTAACCTCTCAACTTATCTTAATAATATGTCATTGGGGGCAATACCAAAACCAAGTACCACTTTGTTTATAAAATATAGAGTTGGTGGAGGTAAAGATTCCAACTTAGGTGTAAATGTTATCACAAGTATTGATAATATGGAATTAGATGTTAATGGTCCCGAATCTTCTAAAAATACACAAGTAATTCAATCTATGAGAGTTACAAACGTAACACCGGCAGTTGGTGGTGCAGACCAACCAACGATTGAAGAATTGAGAAACATGATTTCTTATAATTTTGCAGCACAAAATAGAGCAGTTACTTTAAATGATTATAAATCAATAATTGAGGTGATGCCAGCAACATTCGGAGCACCAGCAAAAGTGAATGTCGTTGAGGAAGATAATAAGGTAAAAATTAAAATTTTATCTTATGACGATAATGGTAATTTATCGGACACAGTTTCAAATACATTAAAAAGTAATATTATAGAATATCTTTCTGAATATAGAATGATAAATGACTACATTGACATTGCAAGTGGGGAAGTTATCGACTTATCATTAGAAATGGATATTGTCATTGATAAAAATGAAAACCCAACAGATGTCATTAAAACGGCAATTAACGATACCACAGATTTCTTCGACATTTCTAAAAGAAAAATGGGTGACCCATTATTCATTGGAGATTTAATTAGACATATTGGTCAAATACCTGGTGTAGTGAATGTAATTGATATCAGAGCGTACAATAAGATTGGTGGATTATATTCATCATCAGAAACCGCAATGGCGTATAAAGACACTTTAACTAAGGAAATTTTACAGTCAGATATGACTATTTTTATGAAGTCCAATCAAATATTCCAAATAAGGTTTCCTAATACCGATATTAGAGTTAGAACCAAAACATTAGGAACGACTACATATTAAAATGTTTTTTGTTTATTATAGTAGAAAATCTCCTTTTTTCTATTTATTAAAAGAATGATACAGAAGCACAGAATATCCACAAACATTGGGAAGGACCAAATAGTCAATCTTGAATTAAAACAAGATTTTGATTTTTTGGAAGTTCTATCGTTAAAATTTACACAACAGGATGTTTATTCATCAATGTGTTCTGATTATGGTGTTGTGTGTGGAAGAATTACAGTTAACAATGGTTTAGGTGTACCAAACGCCAGAGTATCGTTATTTGTTCCACAATTAGAAAAACATTTAAATGACCCTGTAATATCGGCACTATATCCCTATACTGAAATCGGGGATAAAAATAGTAACAACTATAGATACAATTTATTACCTGCAAGAAAACAACATGGTGGACATGAACCAACCGGCACATTTTTTGACCAAGAAGATATTTTAACAAGAGAAGAAATTTTGGAGGTGTATGAAACTTATTATTCATATACAGTTAAAACAAATAGTTCTGGTGACTTTATGATTTGGGGAGTTCCATTAGGACAACAAACAATTCACGTTGATGTAGACTTATCTGATATTGGTTGTTTCTCTTTAAGACCTTACGATTTTATGAGACAAGGTGATGGGGTGGATAAATTTAAAAACAAATACACATTTAAAGCGTCAGAAGATTTAAATACATTACCACAAATTGTTTCATTTGATAAAACAATTGAAGTTTTTCCTTTTTGGGGTAATGACGATTTTTGTGAAATTGGTTTAACAAGAACTGATTTTGATTTATCGGAGAAAGGGATTAATATAACACCAACAGCATTTATTATTGGTGGAATATATGGTGATAACGGTAAAAGTGCGGTTAATAAAAACTGTAGACCTAAAAAGAAAATGGGTAGAAAATGTGGTTTGGTTTCTAAATCTGGTAAGATTGAAGCAATTAGATTCACCCCGAAAAAAAATCTAATTTCAGGTACAACAATAATGGCACCGATATTAGAAGAGGTTGAATTAAACGAAGACATACCAGACGACGGTGGATTTGTGTTTCCAATTGAAATGAATATGGATTATGTCTATACAAATGAGTTTGGAGAAAATGAAATCACTAATGACCCAAATAAAGGTGTACCGACTTCCGCGTGTTATCGTTTTAGAATCGGTATGAACGATAATGATTTAAGTAGGGCAACTGCTAATGCTGACTACTTGGTTCCAAATATTAGAGAGTATCATAGTGGAGGTACAATTAACTCCGAAACTACTGATGACAGATCATATTATTTTGGGACGGATTGGAACGGTTATCCAAAAATCGCAGTTACGGGTGCAACATTAAATGACCCTAACTATTCTAACTATGGAATTTTATATAGTGAAATGGAAAAATATTATCCAAAAGATTATTTTTATAGATTTAATTATAATAAAGTTTATACGGTGTCATCTTTTCATAGTAATTACCAAGTTGATGGAAATTTTACAAACATAAATGAATTACATCCATCAGAAGAAGAGGATTGTGGTGATAAATTAACACCACCATCAAATTTTGGATTTAAAAATTTTACATTTACATTATTAATTGCTGATTTTCTCTTATTATTGGATTATGTAATTAAATTTATAATATTACAAACATTGAATTTTTTGGTATTTATTTTGAATAAAGTTATTGAGGCCATAATAGATGTTGGAGGTAAGAAATATCGTTTTCTTAGGGAAAGATTAACCGAATTTAGAATAAATAATCAAGCCTCGTTAAGTTTAATTAATTACCCTGAATGTGTTGAATGTGCGGATGAAAACACCACAGTAATTAGTGGAGACCAAACTGGAT